AAGAAGGCTCGCGCGGCGGGCGCGGCCTGCTGGAAGGTGGTGGTGGTCTTGCCGAGCTGCTGGTTGACCTGGTTCAGGCCATTCAGCGCGCCCGTGACATCCGAGCCGACCGTCACGAAAAGCTCGGCGACCGGGACGGGAATTAGAGTGTCCCTCCAGCCGCGGGAGCGTAGAGTGTCGCTCCCATGTCACGACTCGCCGCCGTGGTCCTGCTCGCCCTGGTCGGGTGTAGCAGCCCTGCCACGCCCGCGCCTGTGCCCACCATCGCCGTTGTGCCGTCGCCCTCAGCCGCGCCAGCCCTGGCGGAACCCATCATGCGGACCGGGCAAGGCACCGGCCGCACCGCCCCGTTCGCGCTGCCCGGCGGCACCTACCAGATCCTCTGGTCGGCCCGTGACAGTCTGGGCGTGCCGTGCGCCTTTACCGCGAGCCTGCGCTCGGCCAGCGATCCGGCCTACCGCGTTATCGTGGCCGACGTGTTGACCAACCGCGGCGTCGAGAAAACCGATGGCGAAGGCTGGGCCTATAACGTCCCGGCCGGGCAGTATTACTTTGACGTGGGCGGCACCTGTCAGTGGGCCGCGGGCATCGCCACCGGCTAGCCTAACGCCGCATCCGGCCCGCCATGCTCCGCGCCCGGCCCTGATCCTCGGCCCGCTGCTGCGCCTTCTCGCGCTCGTCAGCCTCGAGCTTGTAGTACGCGATCCACGACGCAAACTCATGCCCCGTCATCCGCACGAGCAGTTCGCCGTGCGTCATGCCGAGTTCGCGCGCCAGGAAGAACTCGAAGCGGCGCATCGGCGTCTGGCGCAGGACTTTTCCCCGCCTCGTCGACCGCCGCCTGCGTCAGCCCCAGCAGGTCGGTGATTGCATTGGCAATCACCACCACCGCGCCCGCCGATTTCGCCTCGACTTTCGGATAGTCCTCGACCAGAATTATCGGATCGACCAGGGCGGTACAAAATGTGAGCGCTTCCGCTTTGTTCTGATCTGTCTCCTGCTGTTTGGTCCGATAGTCGTAGTACTGGCTGGCCTTCTGGATATCCGAAATCTCTTTTTTCGATAGCGTCTTGATCGTCACCGTGCCGCCCCACTGCGGGACGAACACGTCCCGCGTCTCGATGTCCGGGGCAGCCCAGATGTCCGCGGCGGTGAGCCTCTTCTGTTGCTCCATGCGGCCTCCTTCAGGCGGGATGGGGGACACGGCTTACGTGTCGGTGATGGTTCCGGCCACCGCCAGCTCAGACCGCCAGGTGGCGATGTCGTCGCCCGGCGTATCCACCCGGTAGCTCGCCACATACGCCGAGCCAGCGATGGTGCGACCCCCGGCGCCGGCGGGCTGGTGGCTGAAGGTCGAGGTGGCCGGCGTGGCGGCCAGCATCAGCGCCGACATGATCCCGTCGAGCGTCGGGTCCCAGCCGCCCTCGAGGCTGATCGTGCCCGAATAGGCGCCGACAATCTTCGAGCCCGCGGTGCCGCCGATCGGCTTGATGTCTTTAATGTCGCGCTCGATGTTGACCGAGACGCTGGTGATGTAGGCGCTGAGGTTGTTCCCCCCGAGGGTGAACGTCGCGACGTTACCTGGTCCGAACGGCATTACCCGACCCTTTCAGTTGAGGATCGAGCGGGCGCAACGGGCGGCGACTCGCGAATTTGCGGGGCCTCATTGAGAGGCGCGGCACCGAGCGGGACATCCCCGCCGCGTGGCAGGTTCCATCGACTTTCAATCGCGCGGACCACCAGCAGCAGCCCCCGCCGCACTTCAATCCAGAACTGCCGGTCGTCGTTCATTGATCCACCGGCTGGAAGCGGACGCGGTAGAAGCCGCCCATATAGACGCTCGGATGACCGAACTGGGCATCCTTGCGCTGGTGCGGCTGCTCCCTGGCGCACGACATGATCTGGACATCCCGCACGACCGTGCCGGTGTTCGGCAGCACCGTCAGCACGGCCTCGATGCGGTCCGCGAGCAGCTCCACGTCCAGGTAGCTCGAGCCATCGGCAATCGCCCGGATCAGATACAGCGCGCTCGAGGTCCGCGCCCGCGAGGTGAGCAGCTTGTCGGCCCCGCCCAGATAGGCATAGACGATCATCGGCGCCTCGGCGCCCTGCGGCACCTCGTCGGAATAGACGCGGCCCTCGACGCGATTGGAAATAATCCGATCGTTGAACAGGCGCGTGTCGATCCATTCGTTGATCCGCCCCAGGTCCGACGTGTGGGGCATTTACTTCAGCCCCTTGAGCATGACCACCATCGCCGCGATAAAGGGCTCGCGGTTGCCCTCCACCGCGGGGATCATGAACGGGCTCGGGCTCATATACCGGGTGCCGAACTCGTTGAACACGGCGTATTCGACCGCCGAGCCGACGACATCGGTGTAGCCCAGGCCGCCGCTGAACAGGCTGAGCACAAACTCCGGCCGGACCTCGTTCAGGATGCTCGCGTCACGGTTCAGCGCCCGCGCCGTGCCCGCCGCCATGCTGTAGTCGCTGGTAGTGCCGTTCGAGACGTACATACTCGAGCGCAGCGCGCCCGTATCCACCGGTGCCGAGGTGGCCGCTCGGTCACGAATATCGCCGGCGGCCTTATCGACGACGCTGCGCGACCCGCCCAGCAGCAGGTTCTGCACCGACGCGATGCGGTTCGACTTGATCGTGACCGAGTAGCTCGACGACGGCATGACGGCCGCTCAGTTCGTCCCGAGGGTGATGACCCGCTGGGTGACGTTGGCGCCCGCCGAGTAGGTGATCTGGACGTTGTTGTTGGCGTCGTTGAACAGCGTCGTATCGAACGGCCCGAAAATTTTCGTCTGCGCGTTGTTGATCGTGGCGTTGATGTCCGCGACCGCGTAGTCGGTGGTCCCGACCGTGTACACGCCGGCGGTGATGATCGTCACCGTCAGCGTCGGCCCGTTGGTATTGGCGATCTCGATCATTTCGCGGCCGGTGTTGGCGAACTGGTTGCCATTGGTGTTATCGACGGCCGCGAGGGCGTTCAGCACCACGCCGGTCGCGACCGTGGTCGTCGAGTTGATAGTCGTAAACGGCATTTAGACGATCTCCAAACAGATGACTCGGCGTGCTAGGTCGCCGGAACCGATACCCGCGTCGATCACCTCGAAGGTGCGCCCGTCGCAGACCAGGCGATCCGTCGACGTGATGACCGAGTCCCAGGCAAAGACAAACTGCCATTGGGTGATCGCCTGCACCCGCGGTTGCGCCTCGCGCTCGACCGGCCGCACCGGGTAGCGGCTGAACGAGCACGGGTACGTCGCACCGGCGACATACGTCTCGTGGTAGCCGCCCTGGCTGTCGCGGACCTGGACGCGCGACTCGACCACCGCCGTCGTGTTGAAAGTGCGCTGGATGACCGTCCGCGGCCGGACCAGCGCCCGCGGCAGACCCGTCATCGCGCCACCGTCACGGCGCTGTGGATGGCGTCCATATTGCCGGCGTGGATCGCCACCGTGCCCAGGTGCCCGAGCATCAGCGTCGGGTCCAGCCACACTTTGAAGCCCAGCTCGATCGCCCGCTCGCAGAAGTTCCAGTCTTCGGACAGGTAGTTGTGGCCGCCGGTGTGGGCGTCCTCGACGACCCGGAAGTCGAACAGCGGCCAGAACGAGAAATGGGTCGCCTCGTGGCACAGCGGCAGCGTCGGCACCATCGCCTCGATCACCCGTCGATGCACCGCCAGGAAGCCCGTCGACGCCCAGCGGATCTGGACCGGCTCCCCCGCCGCGGGACCGACCTGAAGCTGCGGCTGTGACTCCAGGCCGCGGATCGCCATATGCGCGCCGTCGCGGACGCTGTACGCGCCACAGATGATGTCGTAGCCGGCGCGGCACTGGTCGACCAGGCGCTGACGATGGCGAGGAACGTGTCGGTCGCCACGCCGCGGTAGGCGGCGATCATCAGGCTGGTGTGCTTGACCGGCGCCGGGCGCTTCTGCCAGTAGCGCATCCGCCCGGTGGCGCCGATCTGCTGCCAGCCGTTGGCTTCGAGCACGCGCCCTGGATGCCAGCCAGCGTTCGCCCGGAGGTGCAGCGGCGTCCCGAAATCGAAGGTCGCACACGTCTCGAGCAGGACCGCGTTGACCTTCGCGCGGCGGGCAATGTCGCCCAGCCACGTCTCGGGCTCGGGGACGTGCTCAAGCACGTCAATACAACTCAGCAGGTCGGCGCCCTCGATCGGCGCGTCCGCGGCATCGGCCCAGACGGCGAACTCCTGGGCATAGCCGGCGACCAGGACGTGGCTGGGCTCGACGCCGACCACGAGCGCCTCGGGCACCGCCTCCCTGACCGCGCGCAGGTCGTGGCCCAGCCCCGCGCCGATGTCGATATAGAGTTTCGTTTCGGTCAGCGGCAGGTACTGTTGTGCGGTTTGCACCAATGCCGAGGTCCACGCCTGCCGCGCCGGATCGGCGTGGAACGCCTCGAGGTCGGGCGCCAGGTGCTCGGCCGTCCGATAGAAGGCGTTGATCTCCGCGGGCGTCTGCGGGTCGCGCGCCAGCCATTCGTCCGCGAGCACCTGGCGGGCCTCGAGCGCGGTCGTCATACGACGAACCCCGGCACCGCGTACCGTTTCAGAATCTGTTGCGCCAGCGGCGGCAGCGTCTCGGTCTTCAGGGTGACCGTCAGCTCGGTGCCAAGCTTGTACGTCTGCGCCCCGGCCATGCCGATGTCGAGGACCGGCCGCGCCAGCAGCTCCGCGATCAGCAGCGTCAGCTCGTGGATCGGCGCCGGCGCGGTTGCGGCGTAGCCGAAGATCCCGGTGACCTTGATGCTGTTCTCGTAGGCCGGGAAATAGAACCGCCCGGTCAGGCTGGTGCGGTACAGCGTGGTGTACGCCTTGCCGCGGACCGGGTTGTTGAGCGGCCCGGCGTAATAGTCGGTGCCCACGGTCCAGACCGTCTCGAAGACGCCGTCACCGTTGTTATCCGTCTCGAGCGCCGACACCGACTGGAAGTCGTCGATGGTGATCTGCGTCCCACCCGAGTGCCACGGGTAAACCAGCGTGTAGTAACGGGTCTGTGACGCGGTCGGATAAAAGACGCGCTCGGTCTTCGTCTCGATCCAGCGCGAGGCGGCATCCAGGCACTGGATCAACTGCTGCTCGCGGGCATCGCCCGGCTCCATGCCGAGGCGGTCCATCAGCGCCGTCGAGGGCGCGTACAACAGCCCGGTCACGGCTTCCGCGCCTCGAGCCCGAGCTGGTACCAGGCGCCGACCGCGACCCGCGGATCGCTGTAGCGGTCGATCTCGCCGACGATGTCGAAGCCGGCGTAGCGCAGCGCGCGACCGAGCGTCTCGGCGTCCCAGGCCCAGCGGTGGTGGCTCGGCTGCAGGGTCGAGAACAGCAGCGCCGCGCACAGGTTGTCCAGGTCGCGCAAGTCCAGGTGATTACCGTTCGGGAACTCCATCCGCGCGTCCTCGCGCAGGACGTAGCGGCGCATCACCTCGCGGGTATCCGGGACCATAACCCCGAGCACGCCGCCCGGCCGCAGGACCCGCCACGACTCCATCAGGAATTCGGCCGCCACCGGCCGGTCGAGGTGCTCGAGGAAATGGCCGGCGTAGATCTCGCTGACCGACTCGCTGGCCCACGGCAGCGGCGGCACGCTGAGCTTCAGGTCGGCCTGTGAGTCCTCGGCCGCGTCGACGTTGACCCAGCCCACCTCGCGCATCCGGTAGTCGCCGCAGCCGATGTTGAGCCGCACGGTGCCGATGGTCGGCATGGTCTGCGTCACGCCGCCTTGACCGCCAGGCATTGCAGATCGCCACGGGGCAGCACCGTCAGGTGCCGCACGTCCATGCCCACGAGCCACGCCGCGAGCGCATCCTGCCCGACGTTCTGATACCACTCGCCCGCGCGCAACCCGCCGCCGTCAACCGCGCTGTGCGGTGCCCGCGGGTCGGTCGCGCAGGTCACCAGCAGCACCCCGCCCGGCGCCAGCATCCGCACGGCGTTGCGGACGATCCGATCGGCCGCGGGCGTGTGCTCGAGGACCTCGCAACAGACGACCAGGTCCGGCGGCTCGGGCGGCTCGAACTCGGCCGCGTCGGCCACCACATCGACGCTCTTGCCAGGCAGCAGATCGACGCTCAGGTAGCTTGTCGGCTCGAACAGGCCGCGGACCGAACCGTTGAAATCACGACCGCCCAGCTCGACGACGGTGCGCGGGGCGGGCAGCTCGGCCAACACCTCGCGGACAAACTCGAAGGCTTCCTGATGCATCAGGCCGCCAGTTGCTCCCACCAGCGATCGGCGGGCCACGGCCGGGCGATGCTGATCAGGTCCTCGCGCCAGTCCACGTCGCCGCCGACCAGATTGAAGGCGCGCACCGCCGCATCGAAGTCGCCCTCATACCGCAGGCCCCACTCGATGTTTTCCGCGAGCGTGTGCGGCAGGACCAGGCAATCGGCGTCGATGTTGCCCAGCTCGAGGTGCTGCGAGCGCCAGATCAGCTCGCGCCACGGCGCCAGCCAGCGAAAAAACAACGGTCGCGGCTGAACCTGCGCGGCAATGCCGAGCTGGATCGCGGCGAAGGCCCCGGCGCTGGCGATGTTGTCGTCCTGGGTGAACCAGATCCACGGCGCGTTCGCCAGCCGGGCGCCGGCCGTCCGCTGTGGATGACCCCAGCAGTGCTGCCCGCCATCGACCTCGAGCCACACGTAGCGCGCCGGGTCGCGCTCGCGAGAGATGCGCGCCTGGACCTCGAGCAAGCCGCCGGTCAGACCGCCGTAGGTGTCGCCCACGACGAGCACCTCGACGCCCCCGGCCTCGGGCTGGGCGTCCAGCGAATCGAGCGTCTGGTGCAGCGTGGCGCGGCCGACCGTGGGAATGACCACCGATAACCAGGGCGTCATTTCTGTTCGTACCTCGGCTGCGGGGCGGCGTAGTCGCGGCCGGCGCGCAGCACCTTGTCGTGAACGATCCATTTCTTGGCCGGCGGGATGCGGCGGCGCAGCAGACCGGACGAGCGCGTGATCCACTGCCACCACCGCATCCGTCGAGACTCCGACCTCTATGCCCCTGACAGCTAGAGGCCGGTCACCTGAGCGATACAGGTCGGCCGCCAGACCACGAAGGCCACCCGCAGCTCGGCCAGGACCGTCTGAATGTTGCGGATGAACTGGTCGTTGATCGTGCCGACGCGGACCGAGCCCTGCTCGCGGTCGAAGAGCGTCATCGCCTGCGCCCAGTCGGCAATGATCGCCTTGCCCACCGGCACGGCTTCCGACTCAACCACCGGCAGGCCCCACAACGTGGTCGCGCCGACCTGGCTGGGCGGGCCGAACAGATAGGTGCCCGGCGTGGCCGTCGCCGCCGACTCGCGGCTGAGGCGAACCGTCTGCCAGTCGGTGGGGTTGATCAGGTACGCGCTCGGGCGGCCGTGGCCGGTGTTGCGGACATACGTCCTGCCCTTGTAGAGCGCGTCGGCGATGCTGTCGGTGCCCTTCGACACGGCGCCAATGGAGCCGGTGTTGAAAATCCCCGTCAGGTTCTCGCCGCTCCCGTCACCGGACACGACCTGCGTCTCGAGGGTCAGCGTCAAGCCGAGCAGGAGCCGGCCGTCGATGATGCTGCGGATCGCCGGCGCATCGGCCAGCATCCTATTTGTAACGGGAATCCACGCCGCCTCGGTCTTCACCGGGCTCGTCGAGGTGCTATAGGCCAGCGCCGACTCGGGCTTGACACCAGTACCACCGAGGGTGGTCGCCGTGAAGCCCGTCGCCTCAGCGGTGAACGCGCTCGAGTTGGTGAAGGTGTCTTCCTTCACATATTCGATCGTGTCGCTGGTGGTCGGGCTGCGCGGCACCAGGTCGAGGACGTTGATTTCGCGCTGAAGGATGTCGATATACCCCGGCTGATGATCCTCAAGCACGAACGACCCGCCCGAGGAGGTCGAGCCGCCGCGCAGCAGGGCCTTCTGGCTGGTCGCCCAGTTGAGCAGGCTCGTGCCATCGGCCATCTGCACCGCGAACTCGACCCGCGACAGCGCCGAATTGAACGAGCCGTTGTGCTTCAACTCGCGGTAGCCGCGGTCCTCAACAAACTGTTTGCCAGGGCTGAAGCGCCGCGCGGGCGAAGCGTCGTCATCCTCGCCGTAGATTGGCCGCCGCGCCTTGACGGGCGCGCTGTGGCGATCGCGGGCACCGACGAGCTGGTCGCGCAGGTCCTCGACCTCGACGAGCCCGGCGCGCGCCGTCTCGTGCTCGCTGACCTGGGTCAGCAGCCGCTTCAGTTCGTCGCGGTCCTCGTTGGGCATATCCTTGCCGCTGTAGCGGGTGCTGATCGAGTCCGCGGCCTCGAGCGCGCGGCCGATCTCGGTATCGACCTCTTTGAGGGTCATCGACATGGAGCTAGACCTCTAAACCGGCGCGGCGTAGCCGATGCCGGAGCAATTCAAGGCGCAGCAGCACGTCGTCCGGGGCTTTCACCTCCGCGTCGGCGGGTGCGATGGTCATCGCCTCGAGGCGCGCCAGACAGCCTTTCAGCTCGTCCTGCAACGCCACGACGGCACCGATGTGCGCTTCGGACGGTTTGCGGCCTTCCGCGGCGCGGCGGGCGTACAGGGCTTCCGCCTCGTCTAACCCGTACCCGAGATGGCCCTTGATCTGGGCCATCAGTGATTCAAAACTGACGCTGGTATTGAGCACCGTCGTCTTGACGGATTGCACGAGCGCCTGGTCGTTCGCCGGGATGGATACCAGGCTGTTCTCGAGTAATTCGATCTGCTTGATGTGCCGCGCGTCGGAGTTCTCGCGGAACTCGACGACCTCGGGGATGTAGCCGATGCTCATCGACCGGACGGCGCCGCGTTTCAGCAGCTTGTAGGCGTCACTGCCGCGCTGGGTGTCGATCAGCTCCCACGTCCCGAGCAGCCCGTGGCTGTCCGACTTCAGGGATTTCTCGATGCCGATCGGCTCGCGCATATCGTGCTGCCACAGCAGCGGCCGGTGCTCGCGCGTGGTCAGGGTGCGATCGAACGCGCCGGCGAGGATGACATCGCCGACGTGGTCGGTGTTGCCAAAAGTCGAGGCATACGCCGAAAACTGCCAGCCATCCGTCCCGGCCTTGAGTTCGACGATCTCAAGGGGAACCGCGGTGTAGTCCACTGGGCGCGCTGCTCCCGACCGCCCCCAGGCTCAATGGCCTTTCGGAGCAAACGGGGCTCGGTGGCCCGTGACCTGTTAGTTAGCGCGCACTATACCGCGCGTTACTTGTTCGTGTGAATTCTGCTGGACGGGCGGCAGCGGAAACGTCCTGACCTTCTTGCACACCGCGCACTTGCCCTGCGCCGTGCCGCCCTTGGCGTCGGTCGCCAGCACCACCTTGCCGCACACCGGGCACAGGTACTGCGGCAGGCTCATCGGCCCACCAGGCGCCGCAGCCAGTCCCAGATCGTCGGCTGGGGCGGTGGCTTACCAGTCTTGAGCCCGACGTTCGGGTTCGGCAGCGTCGGCTGCGTCACGACGCCAGCACCTCGCGCTTCGTGCGCGTCTCGCGCTCGTCTAGATGCTCAGCGTCGTACAGAAACTCTTTGATCTCGGGTACGTCTTGCTGGCAGGCCATACACGCCGTGCAGTTCCGCCAGTCGAGGTTGTGGCGGTGATCGGCATATGCCGTGCAGAACCCGCCCGCCGGGATGTACTCATAGGGCTTCGCCACGTCGTCTAGCCGTGGGTCCACGGCACGGTAGCCACCAACGCCATCAAACGCGTCCCACGCCAACCACACGAAACACAGGACCATGCCCACGGCCGCGATCAAGAACAACCCGCTCACGACGCCAGCACCAGCCGCGGCTGCGCCCAGAACGCATTCAGCAACTCGGCCCAGGCGGTCGGCCACCGCTGCCAGTTCGCTTCTAAACTGTGCTGCGTCATGACCGTGTAGCGGGCGTTGCGGTTCAGCTCGCGCCGCAAGGCCGCCGACTCGACCAGCGCGCTCAGATGCTCGATCCAGTCGGCCGTCGTCTCGGCCACCAGGGCGTCGTGGCCGTGTGTCACCTCGGTGCCATACAGCGTGTCGCTGACGACGCAGGCGGCCCCCGCCAATGTGTACTCGTACCACTTGATGCAGCTCTTACTAGTGTTGAACAGCGATGGCGCGACGATGCAGCAGCCGATATCGACGTTCAACAGTGCCCGCGGATACTCCGCGAGCGGTAGCCACGGCAGCGTCCAGCGGCGCTCTTTTGGGATCGCGTCGTACAGCACTTGCGGGATATGGCCCTGGACGCTGAAGTTGACCAGCGGATAACGACGCGCGACCTCGGCCCAGGCCGCCGCCAGCGGCAGCAGGTCGTCGTCGGCGCGCGTCCCACCGGCCCAGCCGATGCTCAGCGGCGGCACGATCCGCTGGCAGCCGCGCAGCGTCTCGCGAAACCAGCGCGCGTCGATGCTGTTCGGCACGACCTTGACGTTTGAGCCCGGCACTTTTGCCTGGATGATCGTCTTCAGCCGCTGGGTGGTGACCGTCACACCATCGGCCAGCTCGAGCAGCCGGATGCGCTCGCGGCGTTCCCAATCGAGCTGGCGCTGGCCTTTCAGCCGTTCCGAGTCGAACAGCGCCATCTGCCGCGGCACGATGCCCGGCGAGTACACGTCGTCGTCAACCTCGTAACACCAGGCGATGTTCGCTTTGTGGATGGCGCCGATCCACTGCTCGCCCACGCCCTCGGAGGGCCAGACGATGCGCGGCGTGACGATCAGGTCGTACTGCCCGCGGGCCAGCAGCCCTAAGACCTTTTCGCTGTCGTCGCGATGCACCCAGTCGGCAATGTAGCCGCGGCGCGTCAGGTCCGCGAACGGCTGCCAGATTCTCCAAAGTGAGCATCCACTTTCGTCCCCGGTTATTGCCAACACGCCCGGCGCACGAGGCTTAGGCAAGGTACAATCCGAGCACAAAGGCGCCCCCGCGACGGGCTAACGTCCGGGGGCCGGCACCAGGAGTGCGATCCCAATGCCCTACAAGGCTATCAGCCTGATTTGTTCGCGCTGCGGCATCGCGTACAAGCGCTCGCCTACCCGCTCGACCAAACGCAACTTCTGCTCGAACGCCTGTCGGTACAACGGGCCATTGACCGATCTCGCCACGCGCTTCTGGTCCTACGTCGACCAACGCGGACCCGATGACTGCTGGCCTTGGCGCCGAGCACGACGGCATCGACTTGGATATGGCGGCGTCTGGGATGGCGAGCGGTGGACGCACGCTCATCGGGTGGCTTACCGCTTGACGAACGGCCCGATCCCCGAGGGTATCGAGGTCTGTCACCATTGCGACAACCCGGCCTGCTGTAACCCACGCCATCTGTTTCTCGGCACTCATCTCGACAACATGACCGACATGGATCGCAAGGGACGGCGGGTGAACGCCCAGGCCACCGGGGCGCGCGCTGGACGCAGCCTGCACCCGGAACGCTACCCAGTTGGCACGGCGATGGATCAGGCGATTTTGACCGACGATGACGTGCGCTACATTCGGAGCCATTGGGTCAACCGCGGGACGCCGAGCCAATACGACCTCGCGCGACAGTTCGGCGTCAGTCAAAAAACTATCTCGCGGATCATTCGGCGCGTGGCATGGCGGCATATCGACTAGTTCGTCACGAACACCGGCGAGACGACCAAACGACAATTCGGGTGCAGCAGCGTCGGCGGGTTGTTGAGCGCGTACTCGCGACCGTTGCGCGCCGCGCACGCGGCATCGTAGTCGCCGTCGTGGGCGATCATCGCCCGCACCAATCCTCGCGCCGCCCGGAAGCGGTCGACCGCGGCGACCAGCGCGGCGTGTTGCAGCTCGGTCCGCGCGATCGTCTCGT